CGCGGCGGAGTCCCCACGCCGGATGACCTCGACCGGCAGGCCGTCAATGAGCTGCCGGAGGACGTCCAGGGTGCCGGGTGCGTACACGAGGTTCCGGACCCCTCGGCTGCACCTATCGCACCGCTCGCTGTCGGGGTCCGGCTTCGCCTCCCCCGTCAGCTGGTCAATGACGGCATACCGGAGTGGGTCGCCGTAGATGTCGACGATCGTGTCCTTGATCGGGATGCGTCTGTTCTCTGCCACGTTTCAATCTCCCCCATGCCTGGTGTTATGCCGTTTAGAAGTCGGACGCGGTAGCTGCCGCGTCTTCCACCGCCTTCTCCTCCTCGCCCGCAAGGACCTCGCCCTGTAGGTACGTGAACACGCGGTCCGCGATGTCGTCGGCTGTGGCGTCTCGAGCTACCGGCTCTTCGGCCTCCGGGTCATCGACGAGCTTCCATCGGTGGCCGAGGCCGATAGCGGCCCGCTTCAACTTCGCGTTCCTGGCCGCCGTCGTGTCCCCGAGCCGTTCCCCGAGGAAGTCCCTGAGCTGTCCTGTCGTCGCCATGCTGTCCTCCTACACCCAGGTGTGGTTTCGTAGTCTCATGCCGCCGCCAACTGGCCCTCCAGATAGCGCACACGGTCCTGAAGCGCCGTGATGGCCGCCGCCGTGTGCCCGAAGGCGCTCACAGGGTCGAAGATGCGTCCGTGGTGGTGCATCGCCCATGGAGCCTCGTCACCCAGCACGCCGGCATACTCGGTCTGGAAGTCCCCAGTGTTGATGATGTCCTTGCCCTGACGGTACGTGAACAGAGCTACTCGTTTGCCGATGTTGACAACTCGATCCAGTGCCAGGGTTGGGTCAAGCCAGCCGTGGATGTGTTTGAACTCACGCAGCGAGCCAGCCGCAGCCCAGTCCATCGCCACGCTGTTGCCGCCCGAGGTCAACTGCTCGCCGTCTGCGCCCATACCGTCGGGTGTGTTGATGGCTTGAGTAAGGTAAACGTCCTTGGCGAAGCCCGCACCCCCCGCTACTTGCAGTTCGCCCGTTGTGGCACTGCTTGAGTTTGTGGTGCCAGCCAGGACAACGGGGCCATCCCCCACGTAGATTGATGCCGTGGTGGCAGCAGCGCCACCGCCCGAGTACACTGGGGCATTGTTCACGTACAGGGTCGCCAGAACTGTGATGTCAGAGTTCCCGGCGAGGCCAGCAGACGGGTACAGGCCCAGAGCAGCAATTATGCCGTGTGTGCCTGCGGCGTGCGTCGTGAACGAAAGGTCTGTGCCAATGATTTGTCCAAAAGCATCCTGGTTTGTCGCTACTGTCGTGACACCCGCCACGTGCAACTGGGCAGCTGTGCCCGTGCTGCTGAAGTCTCGGTCCACAGATAGAGTGTAGTCCGCACTCAGCGCGCTCCCGTTCCCGATAGCCGCGTAGCCCTCGATGTCCAGCTGGGCTGGCAGCGTCAGGGCTGTCGCGCTGATGTTGCCGAGGCTCGCCCCACCCCCGACGAAGTGCAGCGTGTCGCTGGCCCAGCCGATCCCCGTGTCCTCTTCGGCCTTGTTCGGCACGAGGGTGGGATTGGTCGTCGTCGCGGCTTCGTTAATGAAACCCGGCCCCGCCGCGTCGTTCGCCACTAGGTCGCCAGTAGCCACCAGTTTCCCCGAGGTCTCGAGGAGGGCATTGGCGTGGTTGTTCCAGTAGATCCCGCCACCTGCCTTGAGTTCCAGCCCGCCCCACTGAAGCACGTTCGTGCCAAGTGCCAGCCCGCCGTTGGCCTCTGGCGTCAACTCCGTGGCGTTCAGGACTAGTTCGTCTGTGCCTGCGATCTCGAACTTGACTACATCGTCCGCCGACGCCCGGATCGACGTGTCGTTGTCGGTGTCAAGGTCGATGCGGTTGCCTGTCGCCACGAGGTCGATGCCAGGGATGTAGCCAACGCCTTGAGAGGTGAATGTCTTGTTCGCAGAGATGCGGAACGCCTCGGCTGTGGCAGAGCCGCCAGCCGGTGTCGTCTCGAACACCCACCGCCCCGGCATATCACCTGCACCACAAGCGCCGTCCACCTCCAACTTGAACTTCCCACAGTGGTAGTAAGCAGCAGTGTGATAGCCGCGCCCGTAGAAGGCGAACAGATCAGTCCCATCGCTCACGTCGTTCCCGGAAGAACCTGAACTTGCGAGGATGAACGCCTCAGAGGCGGCAGTGGTCGCCAGCGAAAGTGCAGCATTGGCCCCGTTGTGCTGGATTTCCATGATGGCGTTTGCGTAGATAGGCGACACGGCGCTGCGGGCTACCACCATCTGCGCTGTCGCTGCTATCTGCATGACGACATCAGTGCCGTCAAAGAACAGGTCAACGTCCTGCCCATCACCGAGCACCAAGCCCTTGTTATCAGCGTCGATGGTGATGTCACCAGTGTTAGTTATGTCCCCGGTAATCGTGGCAGCGGACGCGTAGACGTGCGCCCACTCGTTGGAACTCCCGCCAAGATTCAAGCCGTCAGTCGTAGACGGGTACAGCGCCGCCCCGGTCAGAGCCAGTTCGTCGGCCAGCGACCCTCCCGTCATCACACCGATGTCCAGCCTGCCGTCCTCTGAACCGTCCGAGACATCCGTGCCCACCCAGGTCAGGCGCGCTGCCTCCCACTTCTGCATGTCGTCCGTCTTGTCGTTGCCGAGGCCCAGAGATATATAGCCCTCGTCGTTGTCCTGCGCGTTGTTGTTGCCGTACAGGGCGTAGAATTCCGCGACCTCAACGGACTGATCGGCAGCGTCCTCCCCTCGGATCACGGACAACGTGTACTCGTCGGCATCCGAGTTCCATGTCTGCATAGTCTTGACCTGCACCTCGTCGCCGCCGTTCCACGTCCAGTATTTGCTGCCGTACTGGAATCGGGCGTCGTAGAGCGCGTCCGTGGCGAAGGTGAGTTCAACGAGGCCGTCAGCGCCAGACGTGTCGGTGTGGCGTTCGGTGGTCGTCCCAGCGTCCCGCATCGAGCCGACGACACCCGTGACTTTCGCGTCCTCGTCGTCCCGGAAGGTTCCTGTCAATCGTATTGCCATTGCTATTCCTCAGCGGCTCGTGCTCTGCTCGGGTTCCACGGCTACGAAGTCCACCTGATCGGTCTCGTACTGCCGTCCGCTTTCGTCCTCGGTGATGAGGTCCTCCGGGTCCATGTAGTAGTTCTCAACGTTGCTGTCGTCGTCCCGCCACGTCACCTCAAGCAGCGTGGTGTTGTTCATCGCCGCTCGTAGATCAGCCCGCTGCGTCTTCGCATCCCGCCCGTCAGGAGACCGCTCGGTGATCTTCAGCGGTGCCCGGATGCCGTACATCCTACGCGGGCGCACCCGATAGGCCATGCCCAGCAGCCTCAGAATCGGGGTACTGTTCAGGTTCCCTGCACCACGAGACAGGGTGACAACAGGCTGAACGGCCTGCGCTACCACGCCTTCCCGGTTCGTGCCGAGATACGCTCTGTCCCGACCGGATGCCGAGATGGTTGCCGAGGCCGCACTGGCGAACGTCACATCGTTCAGGTTGGCGGATACCTCGGGGTCGGCGTAGTCCGTGGCGTATTGCAACTTCATCGTCTCGCTCGTGGACGGGTTCGTCGTCTGTGCCACGAAGGACAGAGCTAGGAAGTCCTCGTTCGGCATTCCGCTGCTGAACCGCGGGTAGTACAGGACTGTCGAGTCGTCAAACTCCGATGTCGTGACCTTCAGAGGGTTCACCACGTCTGTCGGCAGGGACAGGTAGTAGACGTTGTGGTTCGCACCAATCCAGAGGTTGTAGCGGCTGTAGGCGTCGGACACGGTGATAGCAGTGATGGCAAGGGCAGTAGACTCGCTTTCCCACGTCACCTGCCAGCCGCCAGAGTTGTTATGCCGTCGCCATGCCGCCTCGTTCCAGCCGAGCACGGTCGAGTATCCTCGCTTGATGCCGAAAGTCGATATGCGGCTTGTGCCAGCACCCGTGGAACCGTAGAACTGCTCGTGGGTTTGATCGACCTGATAGGTCGTCTCCCAGAACCCGAGGCCCTTTGTGCCGTCCATCGCGGCAAACAGTTCGTTGTGAGACGCAGCTACGTCAACAATGGTGCCGCGCCTGTTCGATGGCAGGCCGTGGTCGCGGTCTGGCCCCATCGCCACGTCCAGTTTGCCGACAGGCGCTGAGTCGCTGAACCCGACGAGGTGCATCCCCGAACCCGCTGCGTAGGCTGCCGCACCACGCCACACGTCCAGCCCGAGTCCACCGTCCGGGTGGTAGGGAAGTTCAGAGAACGAGGCAGGCTCGAACCGTCGATGCTCGTCGTCCAGCAGGTAGATGCCGATACGGGTGCCGACTGCTATGCGCCTGCGCTCACCATCCCAGACGGTGAACAGACTCGTGGCGTAGTCTGCTGGCGTCTGAAGCACGGCGTCGCTTGACCACGCTGCTGAGAGATCGTCGGTGTAGTAGAGTTGCCCGGTCGTTGCGTCTAGCCCCCAGAGCAACTCGTTCAGGAACGTCACGTAGTCGATGTCCGTGGTGTTCCGCGCCCACGTCGTGCTCTGAAGGTAGTCCACCTCTGCACCAGTAGCGATGACCAGCGTGTCCGTACCACCGACCAGACCCCTTGCCCAGTCCTTGGCTGCGTTCAGCAGGGTCCGCGACGAGGTGTTTGTGTCGGTGACGTATTCGTACTCGTAGACGGTTGTGCCGTGGCACTTGTAGATGGTGTTGTTGTAGTCGCAGATAGCGTCCACATCCGAGGTCGTCGCCTGTGCCGTGGCGATAACACGTCCGGGTAGAATCACCTGCCCAGGGTGCCGCAGATTCGCTGGGCCGTACCACGCCCGCTTGTGTCGCTCGGGCGTCTTCGGATCAACGTCCTCTGCACCGATGCCGCCGCTCAGATCGTCCCAGTAGACTGTTGACGCTCTCGGGTTCGTGTCCTCGGTGTAGGCACCCGTAGAGAACTTCGGCGGGTTGCCCGAGACGATGCCCCAGCGCACCTTGTCGCGGAGTTCGTAGAACTTCCCGTCTATGGCGATGGCACCCTCTTGGGTGATGCGCTCAGGCATTAGGATGACCTTGCGACGATAGCGAAATACTCCACATCGTCACCGTTGGTTGCAGCATCAACGTAGAAGTCCTTGAGGTCGAGGGTTCCGCCGTAGGCTCCGGGGTCGAGGGTCAGGGTGCTGTCCACGCTGTCCACGCCCGCCCAAAGCGTCCAGCCCGTCGTAGAGGCTACAGAGGCTCCACCAACGTACGTCTCACCCGTATTCCCCTCAACGTTCCGAAACCGCAGCCACTTGCAGGGCGTAGTGCTGGTTGTGAGCCGGACTCGGGTGCCCGCCGCGGGAACGTCTACGATTCCGTGGGCAATCTCCATGACCTATCCGTCAATCCACCTCATACCTTGTGGCGTCTGCATCCGAGCGCATCGGCGCTCTGCCTCCCTCGTGTGGATAGAGATGTCCCCGTCGCTGAACCTGTCGGTGTTCGCTCGCATGGCGATAGCCGTGGCCTGAGCGATGATGTACGCAGGGTCGATGTCGCAGTCCGTGGTGTCAGACGTGAGTTCGGTCGGTTCCTGAGCGCCTATCAGCCGCAGCCAGTTGTACTGAGGTGCGCCACGGGTGAAGTCCAACTCTCGGGCATACGAGTCGATCTTCCAGTGAATCGGGTTCACGGGCTTCCACGTACCCGTCTCTGCGCGTACCGCCCGCACCTGATCTATCCAGAAGTACGCGTCCGCGAGGTCCGTTACCTGCCGGACGCCGATAGAGATGATGGCTGTGTCGAGGTGAGGATTGCCGAGAGCCACTCGGCAGCGTTTCCACGTATTCGCTGTGAGGGCGGGGACCTGAAGGTCATCGGTGGCTGACGCTGCATTCGCACTGGAGGATAGGCGAATGGTCAGGTCCCCGGCTGACGTGGCGACGGTGGACTTCATCCAGAAGTCAAGGTGGGTGAACTTCGAGAGGTCCTCGTCGATCACCTCGGAGGCAAGGATGGTGTTCGTACCGATGCTCGTGGTCTGGAGGCGTACCGACGCCCCGCCATGCATCTTGTCCTCATCGTCAAGGGTCCGAGTCACGCCCGAGACGGTCTGCTCATCCCAGTCGTCGTCACACTCCTCGATGATGCGCCCGTCCTCACCCTCAAGGTATTCCACCGCCTTGATGCCGACGAACGTCGAGGGAATCGAGTATCGCTGAAGGTCACGGGCTGTGTGGACGGACTCGTCAGTGTAGTCGGGAGCGCCCTTACGGGGCACGGCACGAATGGCCTGGTTGATGTAGTCGTGAAGGTCCAACGGGCGAAGCCACTGCTCAAGGAGTTCGTAGGTGTTCCCGTCAGCCGTTGAACTCAGGGCATCGCCGCGAATGGTCCCGGTAGTCGTAGCCCCTACGTAGTCGTCAACGATGCGCTCTTCGCCGTCGTTGGGCGATGACGTGCCGAGCCACCATTGGCCGTTGATGTAGTCGTTGGAGTTTTCGAGAAGGGAATCAACCCACGTCGTCGTGTTTCCGTTGGAGGTACAGGTCCCGAAGTAGACCGCCTTCAGGTTGCGGCCTACGCTGCCCCGAATCTCCTTTCGATCCTGCGGAATGAGACTTGCCATTCAGCCCTCCTACGACGCGGCAGGACACTTCTTCTTGTGGTTTAGCCGAGCAAGGTTGATGCCCTTCCGGCTCTTGGCGCTGATCTCACCGTCGCAGTCAGGGCAAGTCTCCACAGCCCTCGGAGGTGGCGCTGGCTCAGGTTCCTCAACTGCCACAGGAGTCTCGGGCGCAGGTGTGTTGGCCCTGATGAGGGCGTGGCGCACCTGTCGTTCCTCTTCCTCGGTCACACGCCGGTCCTCTTCCTGAATCGCTGCCCACTCAGCCCCGTGACGGTGCTGCATGTGTAGGCGCGCGTTGTAGTCGTTCCGAAGGTGCGCGGCAGGGCAGTACGGCAGGCCGATCTTGTCCCACTCATCACGCTGAGGATGGTCCTTGTGCAGCCAGCAGAGGGTGTGGAACGTGGGTGGCTTGATGCCGGGGTCACGCGTCACGAACACCCGCTGCCCGAAGTTGGGCGAGGCAGGGTCGTTCTCCCGCTTGTCCAGTTGGATTCCCAGCATGTTCCGGTTGCACAGGCTCCTGTCGCCGGTGAAGCGGTGCCAGACGTAGACCCACTGATTCCGACCGAGTTCCTGCGCCGTCATGGGCAGGGGCGACTCCGAACCCGGTCGGTTCACCACCTGCTCTACCTGTGGCCCCTGGGCTTCCTGTGCGTCAAGCAGCATCTCTTCAAGGAGTTGTTCGTTCTCCTCGGTGATGATGTTCTGCTCCGTTGTCATCTGAGCCTCTCCTTACGTGGGCACCACGATGCGCCCTGTTGCCTGTTCGTCGCGCTTCTCGCGCTCGGTGTGATACATGGTTTCCCAGTCTGGCGTCGGGTCGTCGTATTCCCACAGATTCACGATATCCGTTCTGGTTCTGTGCCGATGCGCCTCGGCAATCTCCCTCAGAGACCCGACCGTTTCCCAGCACTCACCGCGGCCATGCTCGTCTATCTGCCCACCGGGTATAGCAAGGGGTGTAGCGTCGGGCCATTTGCCCGCGTCGCCGAGGTCATCCTTCCAGATCGCCAGCCTGTCCCCCCGAACCACCAGAATCTTCTGAATACGATGAACCTCGCCGTCCGTAAAGGGAATGTTGAAGTTGCCCTCCGTCAGCAGGAAGGCAGGTTCGTCACTCCGAACTGTCGTCGCCGCTACCGTTAGATTGGGCACTGATCTGCTCCGCTGCCTCAGGGGCGATGTGGAGGGTCAATTGGCCAGGAGTCGCACCATCTATCGTCACGCGCTCAAGAGGCAACTTGCCCTCCTTGATATCGCGAATCACCCCGAGCAGGGCAACCACCTGTTGCTCGGCCACCTCGGTCTTTTCCACCTGCTTGCCGAGCATCTCGTAGAGACTCAACGGTCTTCTCCTTTTGCGGCTGTGGACGGGCCACCGCGACCCGCCCTTCAGCCATGCTTCCCTACGCCTTCAGCGCAGCCACTTCAGCCTTGAGTTCCTGAACGGCCTTGATGAGCGTCGGGACAAGGTGCTGGTACTGAGCGGTCCAGAAGTGGTCGTGTTCCTCGCACTTCTCGCCCACGGAGCACCTCGGGCAGTCCGCAGCGTCACCAGCGTTGATGACCCACGGTGCCCACTTGATTGTGTCCTGCGCCGTCATGCCGATGTACTTGCCCCGGCTACCGGGACCCCACTCTGAGTCGTCACCCGGCAGGTTGTACTCAAACTCAACCAGGCTGGCCTTGTCGAGCAGTTCCAGCGCGTTGCCATCCCACGGCTTGATGTCGGTCTTCACCCGGATGTCCGAGGACGTGGTGATGGCCTCGTTGCCGATGTACATGGTCGTGGTACCGCTACCTGCGGTGGCGTCGTCGACCTTGTTGTTCGTTGCGTCCGAACCGATGGAGAAGCCGTTGGTGAACAGCGCGTCCCCGTTGGTGACAGCCGCGGGCGCTCCCCCAAAGATGCACTGCCCGATACCTACCGCGTCATTCCCGGCATCCACATGCAGCAGGTCGGTGTCGGAGTCGCCTTCCACGCGGAAGTCCGTGTTCGCTCCCGACTCGTTGATGACGAACTCGTCTGTGGTCTGAGGGAAGTCCAGCACAAGGCTGGTTCCATCGTGACCGAAACTGGCGTCGTCGCCCGCACCAAGGTACAGGTTGGTCGCCGAGTCGGTCGTAAGGTGGACATCTTGACTGGCGTCGATCCTGATAGCCTCGGTCAGCGTTCCACTGGTAGTAGCCGAATACAGCACTAGGGCTGAACCAATAGCCCCAGCCGCAGGTGTGCCATCGTCAACCTCGGCCTGAATCCGCGCACACTCGGTAGCGAGGTCCTCACCATCCGCACCGAACCAACTGATCTGCCCAAGGTTGTCGTTGTCGGCGACGATAGTCAGCCCACCGATGGTCCCGGAGCGCCCCTTGAGGAAGTGCAATTCTGGGTCGCTGTTGTTCGCTGCGAAGCGCCCAACAATTACCGTGCTGTCCGCCGCGCCAGTACCGAGAACCTGGAACTTTCCAGCAGCGGCAGTCGTGACCTGCGCGGTGTTCCCGACGATCAAGCCGTAGCCGTTGCCGAGAATCAGGTCTCCCGCTGTCACAGCCACGTTGCCAGCAGTGATGGTGGCCCCGCCCGCTGTGACTGTGAGACCTCCGGCGTCGATGGTCATGCCGTTGGAACCTAGAAGTTGAAGGTCGTTAGTGGCGTCGTCAAACCGAGCCATCTCTGTCCCGTCCACGTAGACGGAGAGACGGCTATTGGCGTTACTCCAGCGCCATCCGCGTCTTCCTGCCATTTCTCTTTCTCCTCAGTGCGAGATTAGGCCCGCACATGAACTGAGGCTGTGGTTTCTCTCGCTGTATGTAGGGAGCGGACCGAAGCCCGCCCCCGTTGTCAGGTCTACAGACCCATCTGCTCCGCGTCCAGTTCCACCCATGTGTACTGGCCGTAGCCCTCCGCGTCCGTCCCTGAATTGTTGCTGGCCCAAGCAGGACCGGCATGTCCGGGTCGTTGATCGACCACGGCATGTGCTTCGGCTCCGCGTCCGTCACGGCTGCCGCCGCGTACGGGTGGTAGAACCGTCGAACTTCAATCAGTCCAGTCGCCGCCGTAGCGTTCGCCGTGTATTTCGAGCGAGCCTTGACCGTCGCCGCGTATTTGTTGTCCCGGCGATAGTTGACGACTGCCAGTTCGGTCGATGTCCCGTCACCGATGTCGTTGGTCGTGGTGGACCAGATCAGGTGGCTCGCCGTACCAGGGACGATCTCGTAGTTGACGTTCAGCATCAGCGGGATCATCAAGGTCCCCTCGGGCATCCTGAGAGCAAGCTGAGGCTGGTCCTCGTCATACGCCGTCTCGGTGAACGCGAGCCTCGTACCCAAGTTGCTGTCTCCTGTTTTGGTCGCTCGGGCAGGGCTAAGTCACGTTGCCGTCAAGAAGCCCTGCCCAGCAGACTTAGGACTTAGACGGTCCAGTCTCGGTTGGCTTTCACGACGATGTAGTCCACATCCATCGTTTCGATTGCGTCGCCCTTGGCCTCAACTCCGCAGATGAACGACAGGTCGGTCGTGGTGGAAACAGCCGTCGAAACCGTCTGCTTCAGGTCTTCGTCGATGTACCACCGCGCCGTCCCGTTCGGGTCGATCTCCAGCTTGAGGATTTGCCACTCGCCGGCCACGGCGTCGTCATCGAGGTCCACGCTCGTCGAGGTCGTCTCGCCAGTCGTGGTGCCGCCGTTGTACACGCCATGCCAGTCCTCGTCGTCCGTGAGTTCCGCCGAGAGGAAGAACCCGCAGATGTCGGAAGCCGTGAGCGTAAGGGCAGCCGTGGCACCAGTCATCACGTCCGTCTCGATTGACAGCGTGTTGGGGTCAATGTCGCAGAAGCCAATGAAGGCTTCCTTCGTGTCCAGGTCAGCGAACCGAACCCGGACCTCAGCGACAAGCGGTGCCATGAGCGCCACATCGAACGCGATGGGCGTGCCCACCAAAGTCGTGTGGTTGTCTTCGTTCGTGGTGGTGATTCGCCCGACCCCGCTCAGGCCATCTGAGCTAAGAGTCGGCACACCAGCGTCGGTTTCGGCATTGCCCTGCCCGCCCACCACGAACGGACCGAGCAATCTCGTCTCGGCTGTATTGGCGATGTTGTCCTCGCCGAAGAAGTCGTAGAAGAGCCTGATGCGTCCAGGTTCACCCTGTGGCATTTCTCACTCCTTGCCCCTAACCGATAAGGCGGGTTTGGGCAAATCTATTTGTTGAGAGCAGCGACCTGCTGCTCAAGTTCGCGAATACGCTTCTCGTAGGGACGCAGTGCGTCCCGTGGGTGAGCGTGGTGTTCTCCCCGAGGCAAGGCGAGCAGATTTTCCAATCTGTTATCGTCCTTGACCCCATTGAGATGGTGAACGACGTAGCCTTTCGGGAGTGGCCCGTTGGCCTCTTCCCAGACGACGATGTGCTCGCCGCGGTAGAAGGCCCCCTTGCCCTTGCCGGGAGTCCCCGCCTTGATGCGGACCTGAACGTACCCACCACTGCGGGAGCGCCCCTTCCGCCAGTTCGGGTTGGACTCACCGACATATCGTTCCCTTCGAGCCTTGTTTTCGCAAGGAAGGCAGAATCGAGCACGTGTCCCCTTCGGTGCCCCACAGCGCGGGCAGGAGTCCTTACGCCGCTTGTCATAGCGGTGCAGGTATTCCTTGCGCCATACCCGCTGACAGGGCTTGCAGAACTGTGCATCACTCCGCTTCGCCTCGAACTGTTCCCCACATCGTTGACAGTGCAGCGTTGCCGACATGCCTCACCCCTTTCAGGATGATTGTAGCGTGTCGGAGTTGTTGCATCACTCAACTCGTAGGGGCAGTCGCGTCGCTCGCGATCTCGTACAACCAGTTCCCTGCACTGCGCTCTGCGTAGGCGTACTCGTCTCGGTGCAGCACTTCCGAAGCGCCGCCGCCGGACTTCTCGTTGCGGACCACCTTGATCCAGGGCTGTCGGGCCTGACAAAGCACGATGGCTCCGCCGGGTCCTGATGCGAAAACGCCGCCCTTGGCGTCGGGGGTCGAGTCGATGCTGATGTTGTTGTCGGTGAACCCTGTCGCCTCCATGATCGGCAGGTTCCAGCCACCCTGGAATACCCGAGCGGTCGAACCCTCGGGAATCGGGTAGGTGCCGACGCCTGCGACCAGTTCGTCGAAAAGGTCCTTCATCTGGTAACCGTGGAGCACGAACGCGATGGGTCCTGCCCACGTCTCAGTCGTGTTGCTGCGGATTCGTGATGCGCCCGCCGCAATGTGCCCGGTCTGGAGCGTTGTACCCGTGCCGCAAAGCGACGTGGTTGCACCGTCCAGAGCCGTGATGCCGTCTTCGTCCTTTTTCCTCTCGATGGCGTTCTGCCCGAGCGAACCCGTCTTGGCAAACACGTTCTTCGAGATGTTCCGTGCCGTCCGGTCAGTGATGATCGTGTGGACGGAAATGACAGCAGGTGTGGCGGTAATCACACTGTCCGACAACTGCTGAGGGTTGTCCTCCTCGGTTGTCTCTGTGATTGCCGAGGCCGTCAACTGGGCAAGAGAAATCTCCCGCCACGTGTTTCCGACTCCCTCCCCAAGCCTCACGTTGTCGGAGACCTGGGGCATCACACCTTCGTCTTCTCGGACGATTCGGGCCTGAGCGACTACGGTCGGCAGAGAGTCCGCAAGACTCTGAGTGATCGTCTCGCCGGTTGGCATTTCGTTTGTCCTCTAGGGGTGTTGACCCCTGCGTCTGAGAATCTCCCTAGCCCTCGCCGTGTTCGATTCCGGGTCGTCCGGGTCTGCGTACCTTCGCAGGAAGGCGTCGTCAGTCTCAACGGACGTAGCCTCAGGTGTCTCCAGCGGGACATGGGGAGTCCTTGCTTGAACGGCACGAGCAGCCGCCTCGGTTGACTCGCTGGCCGAACGTGTCGCTTCTGCTGTGCCGCTGAGTCGCTGGGCCATCTGGTCCAGTCGAGCCATGAGGTCAACTGTCCGATCCTGGTCCAAGAGCAACTCGCCTGTCTGCTGGTTTTGCAGCAGCGGCAGGGTTTCAGCGTCGTAGTAGCCAGAGAGGAAGTCTCTATCGGTATCGTTGAGGGTGTTGTCCGTGACCAACTTCTCCACCCAGCGATCCAGACCGAACTTCCCGATAGTGCGAAGCCGTGTGGCCTCGCGGGTAGTTGATTCGGCCCGTTCCTGCTCTGTGGTGATGTTGGCTCTCTCGGCATCAACTCCCTGCCGAATCTGCTCTTCAGCGTCCTCGGCGGAAATGCCGCGATCTGCGAACCACTGCGTCAGGTCTCGCCTGCGCGCCTCAACTCGCTCGTTTACCGCACTCTCTTGTCGTTCCGCCCTGAGTTGGCGGATGCGTTCCTGATCGGCTCGTTGCCGCCCTTGCCATGTGTCCCGCAGGGGCTTCAGTCGTTCCTCGACCGCAGCCGCAATGCGAGCCTCAAGGTCAGGCTCTTCGTCAGCCGATTCCTCTTCGGTCTCTGCCAGAGGGGGTTCAGCAGCCTCATCCTCTCGGGCTTCGGACTCAGCCTCGTCGGGCGCTGCCTCTGGCGCTTCTACCTCGTCCCGTGGAACCACCATCTCTTCGTCGGGCGGGTCCGGGGGAATCAAGGGTTCGTCGTCAGCAACAGGCTGGACGGGTGCCTCGTCCTCCACTGGAGGGGATGTGGTCTCCTGTACCTGCTCTCGTGTGACCATTGATGCCTCTTTCTTAGGGCTTCTGGGACGTTATTCTATCGCACGCCTGCACCCTCGCTGCGCCTGCGCGGACTGAACCACACAGGGGCGGGCGTAGGAGTGGGCGTGGGTTGCACAGGCTGGGGTTCTGCCGTTGTCGGCTCAACGCCCTGTCCAGCGAGTATCTGTTCCCACTGAGTGTGGTACTGACGCCAGATGTCGTTGAGGCGACTAGCCATCTGCTGACGGTTCAACTGCTCGGGGGTGCGCGACGACTGGATATTGGCAAGCTCCATCATCTCGGCGATACCCGGAGCGTGCTCACGGAGGCTGCGATACTCTTCGATGTACGCCTTCTGTTCGTCCGTCCACACAGCCTGCAACTTCTCGTACTCCTGCGCCCAGATGTCGGCACGATAGTTCCCGGCCTCAGTCGTGGCCTTGTCGTTGATGGCCCAGTAGTCGGAGAGGGCCTGTGCCAGAGGTTCGTCATCCGCTGGGCGTTCCTGCTCAAACTCAGGCATCCCGCGCAGGTTGCTCTTTCGGGCCTGGAACTTCCGATCCCGCACAGAGTCCTGAATCTCTGAGTAGTTGTCGCCAGAGCCATACCGCCAGAACTGCTGGAAGAGGGACACCGAAGAACGCTTGCGACCCTTGGAGTCGAACAGCCACGGATTCTCCTCGGCAGTCGTGCCGAACACCATCAGCAGAGCTTCTGCCTCGCGCAGCACCCGGCTTTCATCAAGTTCGCGCTGCTCAATACGGTTCTTGGCAAAGGGATTGCCAGCGCGCATCAACTCCTCATCCCGAGCGTGCATGTCAGCTACTACCTCTTCGGGCAGCGTATCGAGCAGAATGCGTTGGCGATTGTAGTCAAGATCGTCGTACTTCATAACAGCGCCGTTCGTAGCCTGCTGAGTCGCTACATCTAGCCTGTCAATGCGGGACAGGGGGGCTGACTTGGCACCAACCATCTCGCCGAGAATCGTAGCCGTACCACCGGGCACATTCCCCTCACGTATCTCTTCAATAGCAGAAGGAATCTCCTGCATGGCGAACGGCGAGACTTCCTCCATGACGTAGCGCCCGAAGTCCTCTGGCGTGTCCCGCACCGGACGCCCGAGGAAGTCGGTACCTGAGAGTGTGTCCCACGTAACACCCACAAGCCCTGATGACATACCTCGGAAAGCCCGTTCTGGCCTACCCATCGCCGTCTCTATAAACGCCCCGAGGAGGCTGTCCCACGTCCCGAATAGAGACCAGTCCCGGCCACCAAACCTGATACGGAGGAAGTTAGAGTTCCTGCGTCCGTTCACGACAGGGCGGAAGTCCGTCTCGTTGCCCAGCGCCTCGTTCATAGCAACTGTCAGCAGAACACCACCACCAATGAGCTTGAGCAGGCTACGGCGAGCGGCACGCTGCTCGATTGTGGCTCCAAGTCGCGCCGACATCATCGCCCGCCCGACTGTCTCAAGGCGGCTCTGGAAGAACCGGGGAGCGAACATGAGAATCTCACCCCACGCTCCACCAGCCCGCCCTCTGGCCCAGCCAGTCATGTTGTTGGTGACAGTGGCGATTCTTTCAACATCCCCCGAGGCCACGAGTTCCGCAAGCGGCCTATCTCGACGGAGTTCACCCTGAAGCATGTCGTCGGCCCACTCCAGTCGGAGGGCATCACCGAAGTACCCGAAGGCCCTGTTGGCCTGACGTACCAGAGGCAAGCGACCAAGTCCTGCAAGCGGCCCACGACCCAACATGAACTCCGTTTCAGCCCCACCAACCCGCAGGCCGTGGCGTGCCCATTCCTGGCTGGTCAACCGCCTATCCGCACCCTGAAGTACCTCTCGGTTAAAGTTGACAAGGAACTTCCCGAGTGCGCGATCTCCACCATTCCCCCACGCCTGAACATTCACTCTCAAGGCGTTGCCGTAGGCCCTCGGATCATCAGCCAGCCCAAGCAACCCCTGAATACCCAGTGCCGAGTTGTCGAGGGTGGCTCTCATGCCCCGGTAGAGGTTGTTGAACGCCTCGGCGGTTCGAGTCACAGGACCGTATCGACCCCTCTGATACGGAGTCATATCCTGAAGGACCTTGTTCGCAGCGTTCGCCACCTCGTCCGGGAAACCCCACGATTGCATTCTGGGCAGGTCTATCGCCCCTTCGCCACGAGCAAGGCTCCTCGCGCGTCGCTGGGCCGTTTTCCACGCGGGCATCAGAGCTTTGAGGCGGATGTTCACCTCTCTCGTCAACCGCCGCACATCCTGAGCACTAGCTTTGGCCCACCTCCCACGTTGTATCCGCTGGGGCAGACGTTCGGTTTGCTCAAGCAGCCTGCGCCCACCAGCCGTCCGCGCAAAGGCGGGATGGCCCTTCGGAGTCCACTGCTCTATCGGCTGGCCAAGGGCAACAGCGAGTTCGTCAATGTCATCAAAGAGCGGGTCGTGGACGAACCGCTGTACCGCTCGATACTGGCGATCCGAGAGGCGCGCCCCGGATGCCTGCAACCGTGCGAGGGTCTGACGCAAACCCATGACCTTCTCGCGAATCTGCGGGTCTCTTTGCATGAGCCGCGTCTTCGGAGTTGTGCCGACGAGAGCGCCTGACTCGTTCCTGAGAGCCTTGAAGTAGTTGGCGACGTGGGCGTCGATTGAGTTGCGGCTTGCACCGCTGGCGTATCCAGCAATCGCCTGCTCAATCGGACCGTACTCGAAGCCCTGCTCGATACCCTCGGCCATAGAGTCAAAGGTGGCGGGTTTCATGAATCCAGCGCCACCGCCACGACGTTGCCTTGACGGAACACGCGGCAGGTCGTAGGACAGACCAGACGGATCAGCACCGCCACGGGGCAGATAGAAGCCGCCTTCCACAATGTCAGGGCGTGTCGGCACCTCAACTCCAACGCCTTCCATCATCGTGCGGAACTGCCCCACATCGGTCTGAAGGTCCGTCATCACCTGCCGCTGTGCAGGGGTGAGATTGTCCAGATACCGAGGCAGGCGTGCAGCCACGTCTTGCACGGTCGGTGCGCCAGGAATACCGGGGTCAACACCTGCAAGAGACGGGATACGGTCAACTTCGTCAAGATCAAACGCCTCGCGGACCATCGCCCCTGTGCGTGCGCTGAGATCACTGGATACCGAGTCAGCCACCTGCCGAACGCGGTTCATTTCGTTCATCGCGGCGGTGGCACGCGGTTCGTCTAAAATCGCCTCGAACGGCTGACCGATAGTTTTCCGAACGAGGTTGGCCATCCGCTCGGTACGGGTCAGTTGCGGAACGATCCTCCGCAGTCCAATGACGTTGGATGTGGCCTCGGCAACGCTAGGCGATGGCAGTGTCTCGACGGGGGTAGCTAGCCTACCCCCCTCCCCTGTCGGGGGCCTGATACCACCTGCCTGCGCCCTCGCCGCGGCTGCGGGTTCGGGCACCACCTCGCCTGCGAGCCTACGACCGCCGCGGACAGCAGACTCAGCGAGTTCTTCCGCGACTTCACGGCCTGCGCGAGCAACAATCGGAGCGCCGCGCCGCGCCAGTTGACCTACCCCACGCGCAGCAGGGCCAGCAGCAGCAAGGTTGTACGGGTCAACCGCAGCCTCAAGGAGTTCCGCTGTGCCCACTCGCCGCAACGGGAATAGCTCCCGCCCTGTAGCCGCTTCCAGCGCCACCGCCCCTGGGTCCATCAAGGCACGCAGCGGAGTAGTAGCAATCTGAGTCCAGTCGCCGCGGGTCCGCTCAAAGGCACGCCTGACATCACCGCCAATCATCGGTGCGCCGGGGGATTCCGCTTCCTCAGCCAGCGCCTGTCGGAAGGACTCGGGGCCGAGACCCGTCGCAGCGGCAAGTTGGGACGCAGCAGTGGCAGCGGGAGCGGCGAAGGGTTCCGTCAGGATACGAGTGAAGGACTCTCGCGCGCGTACGCGTTCCTCTGGATCATACGCGCCCACGAAGCGACGGAGGTAGAAGTTGCGTTCTTCGGGTGTGGACTCAGGCGGAAGGGGCGGTACTTCTTGGCCAAGAGACTGAATCCGCCCGACCAGTTGCTCGTTCTCATACTCGATGACCGAATCGCGCAGGAACGCATTGAACTTGTTGCGAGCGTCGGGGTCAGCGGGGTTCAGCCGCGCCTGACCGCCAGTGAGTTGCTGGGCGAGTTCGTCAGCCTCGCGGCGCTTCCGCTCTTCCTGATAGGGCAGAAGGAGGGGGCCTCGGTACTGCGGTCGCGGCACAGTTCCCCCTTAGTAGGCGCGTCGAATCGGGCCTGACAGTCCTCTGCCCGTACCGTATCGGCGGTAGAGACGCTGGGTGCCGCGACGCTGCCTCTCCATACCAGAGAGGCGATAGGGCGAAGACGGCATCGGCGTCATGCCCTCACGGCTAGCCCACGGAGCACCGACATTGGACCTCCACCAGTCCGTGAACATGAGATCAATCGGCTCGTTTGCCAGCGTGCGACGGCCTATTTCCCCCTGATACCCGCTGATGGCCAGAGGAGCGTACTGCTGCGCGAACTGCTGCATCCCGAGGCTGGCACCAACGGGCAGACCAGCCCGAACGATAGCCTCCGGGGCCTCTTCTTCGAGGTATCGAACGAGCGGATTGTCAAGGAATGGACTGGGCATGACTGCCTCCTAGCTATAGAAAGCGCCGAGTCCGAGTTGCTTCTTGATGAAGTCCACGTAGTTACTGGTGATGTCACCCGTCTCTCGCCCTGCGAGGTATCTGCTGGCGAGGTCGGTCTGAGACGGCATCCTGTACCAGCCGAGGGCCAGAGGTGATGCCGAAGACCGCAGGAGCGACTGCCCGAGTCCCGTCACCGGGGCTGCGGCAGAAGCATACTGTGGGTCAATCGCCGCCTGCTGGAAGTCCAACCTTTCTGCTCCCGGTTGAGCGAGAGCCTCCATGTTCTCCCACGCCTGCATGAGATCAGCGGACGTGGCACCGGGAATCTGACGCTCCTCCGTTGCGACACCACCCGGGCCAGCGCGAGCCGTCAGGAACCGGCTCAGCGCCGCCTCACGAGCCTCCGGGGTCTCAAACCGCTCAGGGTCACGGGCGGCGGTGATTTCCGAGGCTGTGAACAGGTCCATGAGGGGTTCGTACTGCTGAGCAGCCACCCTGAACCTGCGGTCGGGGGATTCGATGTCAAACCCGAGGTCCGCAAGGTGCCGGTAGTACGCAGCCCGTGCCGAGTCCTGCTCCAGAACGCTGTCTGTATCACCGGGCAGTATCGGACCATCGTCGTCCGTACCCTCGTCGCCATCACCACCAATAACCCTCCAATCGTCAATATTCTGGGGAAGGTCCGTTCCCCATGCAGTAGGAATGCCGCTAACACCGCCAGCGCCAGGGGTGGCCTCTTCAAACCTTGCAGCAGCATCTTCCGCCGAGATGCCCCACACGAAGTAGACCGTGCCATTGTTGCCAAGCACCCGCCAGTATTGTCCCGCACCTACCGATTGCGTAACTGCCATATCTCACCTGCCCTTAGAGCGGCGCTCCGAATCGACTTGCCGTTATCAGTCCAGCATCCTCAAGTCCGGGACGCTGCGCTCCGGGCCTCGGCATAGGTGAGTTCACCCCTGCTTCCGGGGACGGGTTCTGTCCCACCGTTCCGGGCCTCTCGTTTTCCACTGAAGACAGGCGAGGGTCAACGCCCTGCCCGTTGCTGCTGATGTTGCGAGCAGCACCCTCGGTGCCACCCTGTGTCATCCCGCCGATAATCTGCATGAGTTCCATCATGCTACCCGCACCACCAGCCTGCATGAGTTGATACCACAGGACGAGTTGGGTCAGGCGATCCTTGCCGAACTCCTCGGCGATCTTCGTGTCAAGATACTGGACCGCGTTCCACTCCCCACGCTCCATAGACGACTGCCGCCAGTCCAGCAGCGTGATGACGGGCATCATTTCTTTGACCCGCTCCACATCCTGCTTCTGGTTCATCAGCGACGTGTCCTCGATGCCCAGCAGGTGCGACTGGCCCCAGTCGAGAGGCACGAGGCTCTTCTTCGTCACCGGGTCCACCCGAGTCGCCATCTGCGCGATGGCCCACTTCTCGTACACATCCTCGGGGAGAGTCTGATTCAGTTTGAACGTGAGTCTGCCGTGGCCCTGCACGTCCTGTGCGTTGATGGGCCTATCGAACGGCGCACCACTGAGGGACTTGCCATAGACCTGCAACGGCCCGTATCCCCCGGCAGCGAACTGCTTGAGCATCTGGGTCAGGCATCCCTCGATGCAGAGTTCCACCGGTCCGAGGAAGGGGTGAGAGCGTTCGCCGATGTTCGAGCCGACGAGTCGCAGGGCCGCACCCGAGAGGCCGCCCGGAGGCATCTGGCCGAGAGCATGAGCCGTCAGGCCCGCTGCGTACCATTCCGCCTGCCCGTTCCCGAGTAGAACCTGCGGTGCCGCACCAATGTCTGCTGGCTGGAAGAACTCAAGGTCCTGTTCGGCGTCGGTGTCCAGATTGACCTCAACACCCGGCTGGGAGGGATGGTCCGCAACATCGGGGCCACCACCAGCGCCCATCTTCTTGTAGGCGCGGTGGACCTGCTGGGCGATGGCCTGCTGGGCGTAGGACATCGTGAGGTTGATGGAATCAGTGATGCCGTCCGTCAGGGCGAAGACATCCTCACCGAAGTCCACCATCGTGTCCTGGTCCACGACGGGGTTCTGGGTACCGAGTTCCGGCATGTACCCGACAGGGACGATGGTGATGGGCCAGTCCTCAGCCTGAGTGTCCATCATCAGCCGCGCCCAGCGGTGCATGATGAGCGTGCCGTTGTAGTAGCGGGGAACGACGGCTACAGGGTTGCCGTCAGGGCCGGGAATCGGAATGTCGATGCGCTCGTAGTAGTCGTAGCAAACCTCGGTCGTTCGCTCATCGTCAGGAACATAGGGGTCTTCGCCGTATTCAGTGAACTGGAAGTTCGGGTACTGCTCTCGAATCTCGGCACGGGTGCGCTCAAAGCGATGCGCTATCCACCTAACCCCCTTGGAGCGCCGACTGTAGACGACATTGCGAGGATCAAGGACAAACCAGTCGGGGTAGGTCTCGCCGGTCAGAGGATCCTTGTTGAGCAGACCGCGGCAGGCGACGAAGGCACCCCGAACCGTGGCGAACCACGCTAGTTGCTTCTGAAGGGTCGGGCGGATTTCGTCTCGCAGCAGATCGTTGCCGATGTTCAGGCATCCGATGGCGAACCGCTCGGCGTTCTCGTTAGCCGTGGCCCGGTTCCGCCATGCTGCGTCGTTCTCGATACGAACCTGTGGCTCGCCTGCTGCGATGGAGTAGACGACCTTCCGAGCCAATACACCGTCCAGCCGGGAGGTGTAGGCGTTTTCGAGGTCGATGGCTTCCTTGACAGGCGGGATGTACGGCTTCATCCGCCACTTGTCCATCGACCGCTCCATGCGCTGGACCATCGGGTCCCACGCCTGAAAGCGCGTGTCGATGCGGTCGTATATCTTGTCGGCGAGGTTGCGGAGGTCGTCGTCCGAGGGAGGAGACGGACGAGAAGGCTCAGGGGTGAAGGCTTGAGCGGAGGCGAGTCGTTGTTCGGTGGGATTCACCATCGCGGGTACATTCTACTTTACGCGCGCACGGGAGTTCTCAGAGTCCGACGCCTGCGGGTCGCAGACTGGCGCTGCATGTTGCGGGGATAGACGTGCTTTTCACGGTCCCAGCCAAGGTAGTACGCCGCCTTGATGCAGTCGCAGAAACGGTCGCGCGGGTCCTTGCCCATAATCATATCGTCGGAGTCCAGTTCCCAGCGGTAAACCTGATCCGACAGATCGGGACGAAGCGGGTTCGCACATCCACCCAACTCAGACTGTAAACCTTTGCACCGCTCCGCGTCCATTACCAGGCCAGGCTGGCCGGTAGTCCCATGCACCCTGAGCATGGCGTTGAAACGTTGGCGAGCGTCCCTGAGCAGGATGGTCTTCTTCGAGTAGCGCAGCCGAAGTCCAGCGAGGTTCCGCCACGTCGCATGAGAGGTCGCAGCCTCCTTGAAGTTGGTGCGGTTCTTGCCCGCCCGGTCGATGACGCCGTAGATGTCAGCCTTGCCCCACCACGGCTTGTTCATCGCCGTCTCAATGATGACATCCTCATCCACATTCCCCACGTAGATCGAGTCGAAGACGCGGTACTGCTTGTGGATGCCCTGAACGTCCACGATGTGGCAGAACAGGACTGCGTAGGCCGAGCCGCGGTTCTCAAGGCCGGAGATGCCGGGGTCGATGGCCAGCCACACATCCTCGCCGGGGATGTAGGGAACGTTCTGGACGTGGACGGTATTGCGGAATGTGGGATGGACAAGACCCCGAATCGGTGCCGGACGCCCCATGAACATCCGGTTGAAGTCGTCCTCGGACATCGAGTTCCGAAGGCGCTGAAGCTCGGGGTCGTTCGCTCCCTCGGGGAAGTCGAACTGGTTGGTCTCGGACTCAATCACCCACGAGCGGGAATCTTCCTCGTTCCACGCCCTCTCGTGACCCCAGTCCACCATCAGGTCGTTGTACCAGCCGAAGTCGTCCTCCAGCGATCCCGACAGCAGGATGGGCGCTCGGCGCTGTGCGATACGGCCCTGAAGCCGCAGGTACGCCGAGTAGCTGATCTGCGCCGCCTCACAGACGGCCACCGCGCCGACAGCCTCGGCCTCCAGCGAGCCTTCGTCCTGTGCCGACTTGGTGCGGACCACAAAGTCCAGTTTCGGCTTCTCGGAGACTCGGATGGTGATTTCGTTCGGCCCGATGTTGCGGCGGGTCACATGCACGAAGTCGGTGCCGAACCGTTCCTCAAGGTCGTCGGCGAGGTAGTTGTACTCCTGCTCCGTGGCCTCGTAGGACTTTCCCACAAGCCAGAACGGGATGATGCCGCCCTGCACGCGCTGCCTGCCCGCATCTTCCCATTCCATGAGAGTGCGGACGACCTGAAGGAACATCCAGCGGGCGGTGGTGAGGCTTTTCCCAGCACGCCTGCCACCGCAGAGCAAGACGAATCGCGTGAGGTTTTCGAGGATACGGGCCTGGGCCTTGGTCCATATCCAGCCCATGACCTCGGAGATGCCGACGATGAATCCGAAGTCCATCAGTCTTCCTGACGTTCCTCCAGCGTCTCGATCTCGCGATCAAGCACCGCGATCTGCTCGTCGATGCGGGCGCGCTCTCGTTCCCAGTGGGCACGACGGTTCTTCAGGCGTTCGAGGGGCGTCTGTGTCTCTTCCCACGGGCGCGGGTTGGAGATGAAGACTCGGATGTTTCCGTCGCTCACGGCGATCTCCTACTACCAGACGAACTCTACGCCAACCTTGAGGGCGCACCGAACGCTCAGGCGCAGTTCAAGGCCAATCTTCAGCGAATGATCTTTCGGGTTGAGGTCGAAGAGGTGAATGAGCAGTTTGCAGTCACCTCGGATGGTCAGAGGGAGGGTAAGCGGAATCTTCATGTTCGACTCCTTGCGCGGGGTCGCCGCGGCTAGTCGGACATTCTACTCCACATCAGTCTTCATCCTTCACCCTCGCCAAGAACGTGTCTCTCGGTCAGTGCAAATGACTCCGGGTTGTTCGTCCAGCGGGGTGCTCTGCAAGAAGGCCATGATGCCCTCGATGGTCTGTTCTACATCAGGTTCGCTGAAGCACTCGTCACAGACCCACGCACATAACGTCACGGCCTGCCGCATCGGGAACGACTCGCCGCCATGAAACGCCACGGAATGAGCCTGCACTAACGAGAACTTCGGCGCGACCATCATCTACTCCACGGGCGGTGCGGGGGTCGGGACGGCCCGCCGATTCCCCCACTCACTGTGTCGCCATCTGCGTAGGAACTGCCGTTTGCGAATCGGAAGCAGCACCACGCTCAGGTCCAAGCCGCCAACACCGCTAGATGCTGACTGAGGGCGGGCAGGTCGGCCTTAGTGGGTCACGTCCCTGCCGCTTACCACCCGCCCCCGTTACAGACCGCAGGCCGCATCTCTTGGGCCTCCACAATCAGCGCCCAGAATCCCCGAAGGTATCTGCACGACATGCGGCACCCCATGCCCACGACGTGCTGGTACCACGCCGCTGCGGTCTGTGCGACACTTCGGGTAGATGCGGAGCAACTTGAGGTCCAGCCACCACATGACAACTCGGAACCAGAACTTCATCCCTTCACCTCACCACTCAAGACACAGCCATATCCCAAAGGCGACGAAGGCAGCAATCCAGCAGAGAAGGCTAACGTACCCAAACACCGAGGCCATGCGTTCGTCACCCGACAGCCTTCCCCACTCCTTCATCTTCTCACCACTCGTTCACCGCTCGGTGGTCTTGAACTTGACTTCGAGGAAGGCTTGATCTGGGTCTGCGAGTAGGAACATCTCTCGGCCCTCAGGGTCAACTGGATAGGGCCGTGTCACGAAGTCAGGGTCACAGACGCACGGCTCGCATGGGCACCAATCGTCGTGCAGAACGAAGCAACTCCAAACCTCGCCAGCAGGGACCTGCTCCACCAACTCGCTGAGATGGTCCCGATATGGCATCACATCCTCCCAATCTCCGCTATCGTCGGACCGCCGACTCCCCAGCGAATGTGCTTGGCCAACTCCTTGCCTTTCGGGTCAGCAAGGAGCTTCTGGACGGTCGCCGCCCTTTCCCGATCTGAAAGGTTCTGGTTAGGCTTCAGGAAGTCGGCAGACATCGGAACCACCTGCGGCCATCGCTCAGGCTTCACCTCACCCACAGGCGGCAAATCCTTCCGCTCAGGATCGATCCGACAAGTCCGGCACACTGTGTTCCCTGAGCCGACCCCCGTATTGCAATCGCGGCACCACCCAATACCCTTCCAATCAGCCCGAGGAGGAACATACCGCGTCACCCGCTCAACACCCTCCGCATCCGTCCATTCGATGACCCGAATCGGACGCCCAATCACGTCGGTTTCGGGCGAACATCCGGGCGCACGTTTTTCCGGGCGAACACGCGTTTTTGGCTGTTCGCCCGCGTTCGCCCTGTTCGCCCGTCGCTCCTCTCGCAAACGCTTCATCCGCGCCCGCGCAGCAGCCTTCCGCTTCTCAGGGTCTCTAATCGGCATCAGTCCTTCTCCAGCGTGATTTCCAACTTGACGTGTTCGCAGAGCAGACGCTTGGCGGGCGAGTAGGTCGTAGACCAGCCGACCTCCCCTTCAACCTCGTATTTGAACTCAGACACGCGACGGTCCTGAAGCAGCTTTTCAATGAGTGCCTGTAAGTCGCCCTCGACGTTCGTCGGCATCAGCACTGCTCCTCAAGGTCACGAGCCTTCTTCTCCCACGGCTTGCTCAGAGGCTCAATCTCCCACAGGTGCTTGCAACGGCGGCATCTGGCAAGGAAGGCCATCTTGGGATGGTGCGAAGACCACGGCAACGACTCACCGTACTGCCAGTTTGCCCCCATCTCAGCCTCATCCTCCCCACACACCGGACAGCGAGGGTTCAGGCGCTCTGGATGACGCCAATCGCCATCCTTCGGCCAAGCACGACAGCAGTCGTCGCAGACGTAAAGATGCTTCAGATGGCTCGCAGGACGACCAACGTCACCACACTGAGCGCAGAACGGCCACTGAACTTCTACAACTCGATCCGAACTCACCGTCTCACCCATCGCGCTCCCTCCTTCGACGCTGCCTAGCCCTCGCCCCGCATCTACTCCCCTTCTCACCAGGACAGAACCGCTGCCTCCCGTCCGTCTTCACGAACAACGACCCACACTCCGCACAC